AGTTACATTTTTATATTTACTTATATCAGTCATCTATAACCTTTCTTATTTGTTTATAATGTAGGATTTTAACCTATATTATTTTATATGTCAAATATATTATATACGACCTTGGCCGTTATACACTTTACGCGTGCTTCTTTTATTGGGTCTTTTTGAATGACGTCCAGGACGTTTTTTATTAGATTGTTTAATAAATTGACCGTTTCCTAAACTTACTTTTCTAGCCATTATTTATTTTTAACTGTAATTGATTTTATAATTTCTTTATTGTTTAAAGGTAAATATTTAATAACACCATTAACGTGTTGTTTAAGTTCATTTCCACAAGATGTACATTTATAAATATTATCTAAAATAGATACTAAGGCTGTCAATTCTTTACAACTAGGGCAAACCCCATGAACAATTAAAGATTCAATTGTAAAGTTTTTCATACCATTGAAGAATATACTACTTTACCATTTTCTTTGCTAGCTTTTAAATATTGTTTCCTATTGCCTGCACTATTAAAACTACAATGAATCCACCCTGAATTGGGCTCATTTTCATTCCAAAACTCAAGTATACATTGATCAAAATCAATGTTGTTTACGATCCAATCTGCTACGTCTTTGTTGGGTATACCAAATATTTCAAAATCTGCGGCTTGTCCTTTGGTATGTTGACTTTTAGCGGAAGAACCAACAGCTTCACAAACTTCTACTGATCTATAACCAGAAGATACTACAACGGGAGCTTTAAAATATTCTCTAACAGGTTCTAGTATATTTTCACAAACTATTTTTAAATTTTCTATAGTCTCGTCATTGGGTTTATTGTCTATACCTCTACGAATAGCTGTATCTGAATAAATTAATTCTTGTAATGTAAAATTTTCACTTAAGTTCATTTCTTAATCTTTTAATAACTTCTACTACTTTTTGTTCGTATTCTTTGTTTGTTGAAAAATTATCTAATGCTTTTGCCATTCTAATAGGGTCTGAATTAAAAGTAAAGTCCCTAGCTTTTCTAAATTCAGCATATACTTGTTTATTATTCAATATTTCTATGTAATACCTTACAGAATCACATTTAGTTTTGAACACTCTTACACGCCAATCTATGGTATCAGGTTGCCTATATGGTAACATACCCTCTTTAGACCATATCCTTATACCAAACAAATTATGGCCCTCTAATGCAAACCTAGATCTACCATAATCAGACTCAACTATAGCTTGTGCTATTATAAGTTCTGTATTTATGTGTTTTGAAGGGGGTATTTCGAAATTAAGGTATTGGATACATTTATTAAGGGCGACTACGAATTCTTTATCATTATGATATTCGAACCTTGGCGGACCAAAACCTAGGCTTTTGGCCCAGGCGATAATGGCGTTCTCAGTCTTTTTCTTTGCTATTGGATTGGGGAAGAATGTACCTAATACAAATGCTACTAGAGCTATCATCAAATATTTTATTATTATAATCTTTGTTTTCATGACATTTACAGTGATTTAATAAGCAGCACCCAACTGCTAATTTGTTGATACAATTGATCAGAATATAAAGTAAGAGAAAATGCTTAATATAATTATATGAAGCAAAATATATATGGTAGTTGTAATTATTTTTGATGATTGATCATTTAGCAAATCTACTCTTAATACAGTATTTACGATCCATTTAGATGCTTTTTCAATAGCATTTAAATAAACAATAATAAAGTATTGTAATTTTAAATAAACTGATAATATGAACGCTTTTAATTTTTCCATAATAATAAATATTACCAGTTCCTAAATATAGGATCAATCATAAATATCACCCCAATTCTCGCCAGATTCATAGTCTACCTTGTTAGGAACCTCTAATTGAACAGCATTTTCCATGATATCTACAATCTTTTTAGCATGTTCAGGAGATTCAACTGATATATCTAATTCATCATGGATTTGTATATGAGCAACTATTCCTTCTTTATATAATTCTACCATAGACTTCTTTGTCATATCAGCAGCAGAACCTTGTATTAATTTATTTAAAGCTTTGTATGTGTAAGCTCGCTTGATCCCTGGTCCATGTTCCTGGAGTGCTTCTTCATGAGGCATAGCTTTATGCATACCGAAGCTATTAGGTTCCCATAAATGAAACCTACATAGCCTACCAAGGAGAGTTCTTATCTGACCACGTTCTTGAGATCTATTAGAAGCAGCATTTGTTAATTGTTTAACAAATGGAACTTTAGCATGATACTGTTCAAATAGTTCTGCGGCTTTTTCTTTAGATACTCCAAGCTCAGCTTGTAGCTTAGTTTTACCCATACCATAGAATAAACCTAAGTTAATAGTCTTAGCTTGTGATCTTGGAATATTTGCCATATCAGCTACTACTTGATGGAAGTCTGTATTAGGATCGTCTTTATAAGATTCAATTACATCATAGACCGATGGAAACTTATATAGAGCTGCATAGTGTACAACTAATCTAGGTTCTTGTTGTGAGTAATCGAAACAACCCCATGTATGACCTTCTTCCGGTAAAAATAAAGATCTAATGAGTGGTCCTAGATCCTTGTTCCTTGCTGGTAGTTGCTGTAAGTTTGGATTACTATAACTGAATCTTCCTGTTACAGTACCACCTTGATCAGATCTAATTTGATTAATATCAGCATGAATACGACCCTTGTGTTCATATCTAATAATTGTATCAATAAAAGTTGTATGTGCTTTATTTATTTCCCTTGCTTTAGCAATCATTTGTACTATAGGGTGTTGATGTTCCTGTAAAAAATTCTTTGTAAAGGAAGGCGCCGATGATTTCTCAGTTCTGTCGTATTCTAAACCAAGCTTATCAAAAACTTTTGCAATTGATCTTGCTGCCCAAATCTGCGGTTCTATCCCTGTTTGTTCTTTTATTTTTAATAGGATCTCTTCTTCTTGTGACGTTAGCTGCTGTTTTAGTTTGTTTGCTCGCTCTATATCAACTCTTACGCCTTTAAATCGCATATCTACAAGACATGGAAACAAATCAGTTTCTAAATTAAATACTGATTCTATATCTTGATGAACTATTTCTTTTTTAAACATTTGCCAAAGTTCTAATGTAAGCTCAGCGTCTTTCTCAGCATATAATCCAACTTCCATAGCGGGTAGTTGCCACATATCTTCTTTAGGATCTAATCCTCTAGATTTAGCAGCTTCATTTAAAGAAGCTTCACTCTTACCATAACCAAGATAATCCCAAGATAAATTATTTAAACTATATTGAAATCTATTCTCATCAATTAAAGATGCAGCAATCATTGTATCTACGATTAAACCATTGATCTTGATACCCATTTGTCTAATCCAACAAACGTCATACATTGCATTATGAAATACTTTTAAAGAAGGAGTAGCCATGGTGTCTTTAAACCATTCTAATACTTTCTTTTTATCCATGTTGGGCCCTGAGCCGTGGGCTATGGGAAAATAAAAAGATCTTCCTGGTACAGCAACAGCTATACCAATCACTTCTCCATTACCTATAACAGAACCAGATCCTTTCTTTTTTAAATCAGGATCTCTAGTCTCTAAGTCTACTGCGATCTCATCATAAGATCTCAGATCTGGAAACTCTTCTGGTTCAACCCATTCCTTTTGTGCTTCAAACAGAGGTACTTTCATAATCCCTTTCTATAATCATTTCTATATAATGTATTGCTTTTAACAAATCTTGTTTCTTTCCTTTATCTTGGTGTCTGCAAATATATTTAATTGCATTACCTTCTGCAAACAGTATCTTATTTTGGTTAATAAATAAAGAAGGCTGTATTTTATATTTTTTATAGTGAGCTCCTCCCACTTGTTTAAAAAACACTTTATTACTCATAACTGATATCCTTTCCATTCTCTTTTAGATTTTAATATATAAAGATTTTCCATAGATCTTGTTGCACCAACGTACCAAACTCTATGTTCTTCATCCTGTTTATCTACATTCTCTTCCGTAGATTGTCTTATTTTCTTTGCATTATCTAATACAAGAATAACATTCTTACATTCACCACCCTTTGCTGCATGGATAGTTGATACTTCTATTCTTGGTTCTTCAGATAATTTCTCTCCATTAGTTAACATAGTTCTAATGTATAATTCTTTTTCTTGATCTAAATTGGTAAAGGCATCAAACCAAGTTATTCCTAATTCAAATCCTAAATCTTCTATTTTAACATAAGTTTTATTTCCAAACTTATTTTCATCAAATGTATCATCTAAATATTCATAGATATCTTTACAGTCTGCGATAGATATTTCTTTACCTAATGTAAGATCAGTCCATTTTAATACTGATTTATAAAGATTATGATCAAAACTTTTTCCATATCTATTTTTAAAATATAATTTCTTTTCTTTTAATAAATCAGATATTTCATCTGATCTATAAGTTGTTCTAGTTAATATTAACCATTTATCCGTTGTTAAATCTAAATTATCTATATCAAATATGGTATCTACTTTCCCTTGAACTACTTTCCCATCCTTATCCTTCTTTGCATAATATACCTTTTCTTTTCTCTTACCCTGTATTCTATTTAATATAGTATTAGATAATTCTTGAACTGCTAATGGTATACGCTCAGATTGTTGTAATACTTCTTCTTCTGCTGGCTCATCTATAAATCTATTGACATCAGCTCCAGCCCAAGCAAAAATAGCTTGGTCATCATCTCCTGCTAAAAATACATCCTTAGACTTAGATTTTAATACATCAAACATCTTCCATTGAATAGGAGATAGATCCTGAGCTTCATCTACAAAAATAACTTCAAACAAAGGACATTTATCTGAGTTAAGAACAAATTTCTCTATCATATCTGTATAGTCATCTAAATTATAAGCTTTCTTGTAGTTATTAAGATTAAGATCAATATGATGTAAAGTATCTAAATCAATATCTCTGCTCCATTCATTAGTATTAAATTCATCTTCAATTGAGACACATTTAACTCGTGCTTTACTAATTAATTTAAAATACTCATTATCACAATTCATGTAACAACTTTCCTCAGAATCATCTGAATAATTAACTCTTATACTTAATTCTTTACCTATCTGTTCATAATGTACTGGTTGCATAACATTATCTTCACTCATACCTAATGTATGAAAAGCTAAAGAATGTAGTGTTTGAAAAAACTTAGTATCTGCCTTAGTTAAATTTTTATTTAATTGTAAAAATCTTTCTCTAGCTTCATTTGCTGCTTTTCTTGTAAAAGCAAAATAACCTATATTATTTAAAGGAACTCCTTTCTTTAGATAGTTATCTACTTCATTTAACAATCTCCTTGTCTTACCTGTTCCTGGTGGCCCTAATACTTTTCTAATCATTAGAATATATCTTTTTTAGATTTAATAGACATTATTTCAGGCTTAGATTGATTAATTTTAAATCTATCAATTGGTATTCTTATTACATCAATTGGATCATGTGATTCTTTTTCTCCTTGTTTTTTAGGGAATCTTTTAGGTACATTAATTTCTGTTTTTTCTTTACCACCACCTATTTGTATTATTTTCATTGCAGTTTTAGATTTGTTTTCTCTCCAATCTTTAGTTTTTAAAGAGTTGTAGAAACTTTGATATTTAAAATAAGCATGGTCTCCTTCTATTAATACTGCACCCGTCTTAAATGCAGCATTAGATTTAGCCTGGGGTCCATTTACATAATCTTTTAAATACTCTTCTAATTGTTCATCTGGAGTAGTTCCCTTAGGTGGTAATAACTCTTCCTTAGGAGGAAATAAATTATCTAATACTTCTTGGAAATCATTAGATTTTACTTTTGGAGGAACAAAATCAGCAGCTGCTGCAATAATAGATCTAATCTCTTCTTGTAATACTATTTGTTTAATATGCTTTGCCTTAACATTTTTAGATTCGCCATTTGGTAACTCAACATTAAAAGTATATTCTGGTTCTGGATATTTTATTTTAACTAAACTAGACAACTTAGGAAACAATACTTTTCTGTCTGATAAAAATCCATATTTTCTTTTTGCACATTCAGATTTCATACAAAAGTTTGCAATAGGTTCTTGAGTACAAGTATAACCCTTAGTTGAATCTTTTTTCCAAGACCTAATCTTATCTCTTACTTTCTTTTCTCCCCAATCATCAACAACCAATCCATTAGAGTCTTTTAAGAAATACTTCTTAGGGGCATCTATAACCATTTCTTCCCACTTGTCTTGGTATCTTTTCTTAGCAAATACCATATAGTTATATAACCATCTATCTCTACCATCATCTAATGGAAGTTTAGTCATAATCTGTAGACAAGGAGGACCATCATCAAACTCAGATGGGCCTCCCTGTAGTACAGTTTTCACATGGGCTAATGAAAACTCTTCTAATTCATTTGCTGTCTTTAAATTTGCTTCTATAACCTTAATAAATTGTTCAAATGTAAATGCTTTACCATCAAAATTGATAGCAACTCTGTCGGATTTATTGTAATATGGCAGGTTTATAAAATTACCATCTATAAACTTTCCTTCAGAATCTTTTCCAAGTTCTGTTTGTTTAGGATAGATTTCTGTTCTCAATGGAAGTTTTAATGTAAACAATAAACCTTCTAAAAATTTCTTAATAATTATTGCCTTAGCTGGTTCTTTTAAAAATAAATAAAGATGTAATCCACCGCTTTTTGATTTAACTGGTATTAATGGAAGATCATATTGTTTTATAGTATCTAAATATTTTTTAATTGAAAAATCTTTATAATCCTTAGAATCAATATCTATAGCACCAAACCTAACCATTCCCTCATCATCACAAGGTTGTATACCTATAGATTTATTTCCATTTAAATGATCTAAATAATATTGATCTGTTATGGGTTGTTTAGACCAACCATACTCTGGTTTTAATTTTCCTGTGATCGGATCTTTTATATTCTTAGTTAAATCTGCAAGACCAAAATTTCTTTGTAATCCAGTAAAATACTCTATAAACTTTCTTTCCATTTAGCCCTCTGTAATATTATTAATGTGGGCAATTGCTTGCCCACACATCAACGAAAGGAATTAGAAATGACCTTCAGATCCTTTTTCAGATCCAGCAGATTCACCGTGTTTCACTTTTACGTCTCCTTTTGAAACACTTTCAGCAAATGACTTAGCTTGTTGATACAAAGTAGCATCCTCTACAGGACCCACTTTAGTAACTTCCCAACCAAACCATGTACCTTTATCATTAGATTGTTGAACAGTTCTTAATTTATAAGCATGACTAAAAGATGCTGGAGTAAACAAACCATTTTTACCCTTCATCTTAATACTAGCCATCATACTATTCCATTTTCTACTAATCTTTAATTGCGTAGATTTCATAGCAAGTAAAGCTGTAGTTGGAGTCTGACCACAAACAATTAAGAAATGACTTGCAGTTTTTTCAATATAATTACCATTAGGTAATCTATCTTTAAAAGAACCATCTCTTTTTGTTTTAGTCATTATATCACTTGATGAAGAGTGTATTCCAACTGGAGCACCAGAACCTTCGCCTCTATCTTGCCATTCAATGTATTCTAATTTGTAATGACATGGTAGAACGTTAATTCCTTTCTCACCATCAAATAATTCTCCAGTTACTGAGTTGTAAATCATTCCAGGCTCTGCACCTTGAACGTATTTACCATCTCTTTTATTAACTTCTGGAGATAGTTGTCCTAGTATTTTAAGAAACGGTAATGCTAAGTCTTCGTGACCTATATTACCAAGACCT